AGAGATACAGCTCCAACACTCAATGTGATGGACAACAATGGCGAAACTTACGCAACCGTTCTCAATGTAGATCCCACATTCTTCTATGCAAAGAGCCATCAAGACGTGCGAATTCAAGGCGATGTAATTAATACATTAGCCGCGACGATGGGAACAGGCGGTGGCAATACGCCGATGGTTCACGCAATACAAAATACAGTCATCGGTCGCAAAGACACATCGGGGCCGCAGGGCAAAGGCTACGGCAACGAAGAAGACCCAATGTTCACACTAGATACGACTTCACCACATGGAGTCGCGATTTCATTTGATACGCAATTCGGATCCAATGCAACGACATTTGAAGATATGTCTCCAACCCTTAAAGCTAGCCAGCAACCGCCGAGTGTCACAGGATCCACAGTCCGCCGATTGACACCGACAGAGTGCGAGCGCCTTCAGGGTTTCCCAGATAACTGGACAGAAGGACAAGCAGACAGCCATAGATACAAACAGCTCGGCAACGCAGTAGCAGTACCGGTGGTGGAGTGGATTATTCAAAGATTTATTCAAGCAACAAACTAGGGGGTAATAATGGAAGATCAGAACGCGACGCTTCAAGCAATCGTTGATGAAATCGATGTATGGCAACGACGGCCCACGCCAGAGTCATACAAAGACCTATGCTGCGCCATCGAAAGAGAGCGCGGATTCAAAGAAGGCCTTCGACTTAGCGGAGCCATTGTCCGTAGCCGATTGACCAAGATTGAAGAAGAGCAAGAAGACGACGAATGAGCGATGCGATCCTTACGACGGCGCTCCGCTTTGCAGCTGCTGGAATTAGCGCAGTCCCAGTAGCAGCCGACGGATCCAAACGCCCCGGATTGCCATCGTGGACGGCCTACCAGAAGAAGCGGCCGACACCCGAAGAATTAATGGGATGGTTTGGAAAGAAGCAAGACGGCGTCGGCATCATCTGCGGCGCAGTTTCTGGCAACCTTGAAATGCTTGAGCTCGAAGGCAGGGCAGTCGCGAAGAAACTTCACATCGAACTTCGTGAGATATTCGAGAGCAGCGAACATGGCCATCTCTGGACAAAACTCGTCAACGGATACATGGAAGCAACGCCTTCCGGCGGAATTCACTGGTTATACCGAATAAGCGACGGCAAAGTGCCAGGCAACACGAAGATCGCACAGGCAGCCGGTGAAGACGGCGGATGCCTAGCAGAAACACGCGGCGAAGGCGGCTTCGTGATCACAGCTCCATCTGGCGGCAAGTGCCACCCTTCAGGCAACCCCTGGCAGATCAGCGCCGGATCCATCGAAACAATTCCAACCTTCACGATCGCAGAGCGCCAGATTATTCACCAATATTTTGCACTTTACGACGAAGTACCAAAGGCCGAATGGATCGAAGAAGAGACAAAGCCGCGCAAAGACGGCATCGAGACACCAGGGGATGCTTATAACGACACCGTCACCTGGGAAAGCATTCTCGAACCACTTGGATGGAGCAAGGTCTACAGCAAAGGCGAATCGACCGCCTGGCGACGTCCAGGCAAGTCCGAAGGCATATCGGCGACGACAAACTTCAACGGCAACGGCAAACTCTTCGTCTTTAGCACCTCGACGATTTTCACAGCTCAGAGCAGTTATTCGAAATTTGCCGCCTACACACAGATAGAGCACAAAGGCGACTTCAAAGCAGCTGCATCACATCTGCGATCGCAGGGCTTCGGGGCAAAGACGGAACTGCGCACCGATTGGCAACAGATCGAAGCCCATAACCCGAGCCATGTGCAGCTACACGATGAAAACGAAGAAATTGCCACCAGCTCATGGATCCCACAGGACATCACCGACATGCAACTCGAAGATGAACCAGGCCCATCGATTCTCAAGCGCGAAGACGGAAACTTCATCCTTTATGCAAACAAGATTAATGCCATCTTTGGAGAGAGCGAAAGCGGCAAGACTTGGATCGCCATCGAAGCGGTGCGCCAGGAATTAGCCAAAGGTCACTGCGTCTTTTATTTAGACTTTGAAGATAGCGCTCGCGGAATCAGAGGACGCCTCAAGACGATGGGCATCCAGACAAAGGGCCTGCGACATTTCAGATATGCAAACCCGGACGAAGGAATCACCAGGGGCATCGTTGAAGTTATTCAAAGCGAGATCCAGATCCACAAACCGAGCCTGATCGTTATCGACGGCGTCAACGCAGCGATGAACCTGCTCGGCCTGGACTTGGAGAAGAACAAAGATGCCACCACTTTCTCGCAGCTCATCCTTCGCCCACTTCGGATGGAGAACGCGGCCATCTTGACCATTGACCACGTCACAAAGAGTAAGGACACCCGAGGCAATTACGCCATCGGAGCACAGGCAAAGAGAGCCGACATCGACGGCGTAGCGATCGCAGTCGACGTGGCGATGCCATTTGGCCGGGGCTTGGACGGCTGCCTAAACCTGAAAGTAACCAAAGACCGGCCAGGATTTGTCCGCGCCATCTGCCAGGACGCCAAAGACCTCGGCGTGGCAAACTTGAAGAGCAACAAGGACGGAACCATCACCGTCACGATTAGCGGCGGCACGATCGTGGTAACGACGAAGGAACAGAAGCTTCAGGAAATCTCCAACTACTTCGAGCGATCAGGATCAGAGATAGGCCAGAACGACATCCGCAAAGGCCTTCGACAAGAAGGAATCGAGATCGGCAACCAGGAACTAGGGCAGGCATTAGAGCAGCTCATCGCAGGCGGCTTCATCGATTTCAGGAAGCAAGGGCAGAAGTACCTCTACAAATTCAAGAATCAATTCATGATCGGCGACGTTAACGCATGGGAAGCGGAGTAAGCAGCCTGTGGATAACTCAACTGTTCCGCCGTTCCGCACCGTTCCGCACCGTTCCGCAGAACGGCAGGGCAAGAGCGACCAAACCGTTCCGCTGTTCCCCCCCTATAAGGGGGAACGCGGAACGGTGGAACAGCAGCCAAAGGAACAGAATAAATGAACAATTCAAACTTCAAAGCCATTTATTGCACAGCCTGTGGAAAACTTATCTGGGAAGGCTTAACCGTCGGATTTCAGATCAGACTCGACCCGGCAACCTTGACCATCGAGGAAGAGATCATCAAACGGATCGCAGGAAGCCGAACCTTCGAACTACATAAGACAGCCGTATCATTCGAAGCAGATCTGCGATCGCTCAACGCCATCCAAAGAAGCCAGGGGCAAAACCCCACCATCGTGGCCAGTCACAGCTGCGCCAGGACGAAAGAGATATTCAGAACCAAAGGGCAAGAACCAGGCCAAGATGAGATCCCCGATTATTGGAACCGAAGCAAGACACCACAGCTCGAGCAAGAAGGGATACCGTTCTGATGGATTGCACAATCTGCGGCAAGAAGGTCGAGCGACCAGGGGCATGCTCACGATGCGCATCCAAAGTCCGCAACCACATCGCAGAACTTCCACAGCTGCACAAAGAAGCCGCGCAATTCCTTCAGCCATCAAGGACAGGATCCGGAGCAGCCAGCACCGAGCGCAGCATTGGAATCAACATCGCAGCTTTAGATTTCACGATGGCAACCGAACTGCTCCGAACCCTTCACTCATGGGAAAGCATGATCCGCTTCGATCGCAAACTGACACCGCCGGCCTTGATCATGAAAGAGCAAACGACAGACGGCGAAGTCTTGGCAACGGTCACCTTCCACCTAACACATCTGGACTGGTCAATCCAACAGACATGGGCAGCAGACTTCGCCCACGAAATCCAAATCATCCATGCCAAAGGAAGGGCAGCTGCAAAGCGCTTCTCAGAACAGCCCCGGCGGATCCCATGTCCAACAGATGACTGCAAGAAGCACGTGGTCATTGACGCCGATAACTTAACGGCTGAAGTCTCCTGCTTCGGATGCAAGCAGCAATGGACGGTGTTGCGGTTGATAGCATTGGCAATGAGTAACCCTAGCAAAACCTTCTACCTTGATGTTGAAGCGATTGCAATGTGGCTAGGAATAACAGAGCGCGAAGTTTATAGAACCATTAAGAAGAATGACATCCAAAGAAAAGGAAGTCTTTATGACATCGCAGCAATCATCAAGGCACGATCATGATGAATGATTTGACAAAACTGTCAATCAAATCTGATACGCTTGCGCTCAGCAGATGCAACCATTCCTGGAACAACAAGGCAATGGCATGTTGAATATAACAATCAGCATCGGCGATGTTCACACAGACATGACGACAGACAATAACTTATCATTCGACGCAATCGAGTCCTTACTCAACCGAGCAGTTACAGCAACGCTTCAATCGTATCTATCGCTGCCGGAGAAGGACAGGCTCGCCCTTTACGGATCGGACTTCGAAGACGATGACGGAGAAGACGAATGAAAGAACATGCAGTAGATGCAAAGAAACCAAACCACTAAACCTATTCTGCAAAGATAGAAGAAGAGCAGATGGAGTGCGTGAAAATTGCAATGCTTGTCGCAGCAACGATCGTCGCATTACGCATAAGGCGAATAAGAATCGCCAAGCAATACTCGAAGAACAGAACCATTCGTGCGCTATCTGTGGCGTCCACATTGAAGAGAGTGCAACGAGATTCGTAATGGATCACAATCACGAAACCAATCTGGTGCGTGGGATTCTTTGTAGCAATTGCAACGTTGGACTCGGCTACTTCAAAGACGAGCCGGGCAGACTTGGCCAAGCGATCAAGTACCTCATGGATTACGATGGCCTTACCTAGACCATGCATGGACTGCGGAACCATTGCACGCGCAGCTCGATGCAACGAGTGCGATCGCATTCATCGAAAGATTAAAGAAGCAACCAGGCCCACACGTGCGCAACGCGGATACGACTACCAATGGCGACAGATCAGCAAAGCACTTCGAGCCGAGCAACCCTGGTGCAGCGCATGCGGTCGGACATCAGACCTCACCGTTGACCATATCAAATCGCTTGCCGAAGGCGGCCTGACAATCAGATCCAACCTTCAAGTCCTTTGCAGAAAATGCAATTCAAGCAAAGCACATAGATAACCACACACGCACACCCCCCACCCGGCATATCCTGGTACGCCTGCAATCCTCAGGTGAACAGGGGGGAGTTCACCCCGACGCCCCAAGAACGCGCACCGTCGCAGTTCGCAGGTTTTGGGGGGTTGGCAAGATAGACTAAAAACAAGGGGGAAAAATGATCAATGAAAGCCTTCGGAGTTTGGCCACGCCAATCGACGACTTACACACGCTGCCTGGCAATCCACGCAGAGGCGACATCGCAGCCGTAGCTCGATCGCTTGAGCGCTTCGGACAGCGCAAGCCGATTGTTGCAAAGCACAGCGACGGAACCATCATCGCCGGCAACCACACATGGCAAGCAGCCAAGCAGCTCGGCTGGAAAGAGATCGCCGTCGTTTGGACAGACGACGATGACAACACCGCCCACGCATTCGCGCTCGCAGATAACAGAACCGCCGAACTTGGAACTTACGATGAAGACGCGCTTCGAGAGATGATCGCGCAGCTCGTCAATGTTGATCCAGAATTAGTAAGCGACGCCGGCTATAGCCAAGAAGCGATCGCAGAGATTCTAAAGATTCCGGTCGAAGAGATACCAATGGCCGGCGACTTAGATGCAGCTCCAGCAAAGTCAAGAACAGCCCACAGCATCGAAGGCGACACATGGATCCTCGGGCCGCACCGTCTTGTTGTTGGAGATTCAACAAACCCGGAGATTTTACGCAAGGCACTCAATGACAAACTTGCAGATTGCATCTTCACCGATCCGCCATACAACGTCGCATACACCGGCGGAACAAATGAAAGCCTCACAATTCAGAATGACTCCATGAGTGATTTAGAATTTGAAGCGTTTCTCCTTGCAACTTACGGAGCGATGTACGCAAACGCGAAAGACGGATGCCCAATCTATGTCTGCCACGCAGATGGAAGCAGCGTCACATTTAGATCAGCGTTCAAGACTTCCGGATTTATGCTCAAGCAAATTCTTATCTGGGTCAAAGACAACTTCACACTTAGCCGCCAGGATTACAACTGGCAGCATGAACCAATTATCTACGGATGGAAACCAGGAGCAGCACACCCCTGGTTCGGCCCATTCAACGACTCAACCGTTCTAGACTTCGCAACGAAAGACTTGGACACACTGAGCAAGACGGAACTCGTAAAGATAATCGAGACAGCAAGAGAGTCATCGACAATCATCCGCGAACCACGTCCACGCAGAAATTCAGAACATCCAACCATGAAGCCCATCAATCTCATCACTCGCATATTGAGCAACTCGGCAAATCGTGACTCGCTTGTTCTGGATCCATTTGGGGGATCAGGATCCACACTCGTTGCAGCTCACACACTCGGAATGACGGCAGCACTTGTCGAATTAGATCCGATATACGCAGACGTCATATGCAAGCGCTGGCAAGAACTCACCGGAATTCTTCCAATCAATGAACTCACCGGCAAACCTTACGATTTCATAGGAAGCGACAATGCCTAATCCCCCGAAGACAATCGAGCAGAAGCGCAAACTTGGTAACCCAGGAAAGCGACCACTTCCAGATAGAACAAACCTGATCGCATTACCAATGGCGAAAGAAACACCAGAACCACTTCGACCACTTGGATCAGAAGGACAGAATATGTGGGAGAGAATCTGGAGCGCAGGACGCGCATGGATTTCTCCAACCACAGACATCGAGCACGTCATGATCCTCTGCGAAACAATGGATGAGAGAGTCCAACTTCGCGCCATAGTTTTCAGAGGTGGAGAGTGGCGCGATCGCGTTGCACTTCGCCATCTTGATCATCAAATAACTGCAATGCTTTCCTTAATCGCATTCAATCCGGTCGAGCGTTCACGTCTTGGACTTGCAGAAGTGCAAGCGCAGACGCGCATCCAGGAATTGATGACGCGAGCACGTGGCTAAGAAAAAAACACAATCATGGCCGCCGCGTTGGATGACGCCGGTGGCTATTGCAGACCGCAAACGCGGCGACGGCCCACTCTATACAGAATTCGCTGAAGCAGTTTGCAGAGTAACCAAAGACTCCGTAGCTGCACCAGCCGGCGAACTTTTACATCTTCGCGATTGGCAGAAGGAACTTCTCAAC